ATGTTTAAAAAATTTTTGATTGGTTTGATAGGTGGAATAAGTCTTTTTACATCGTTTGGTATGCCCGTATCCGCAAATATCAGTATTAGAAACAATAATATATACAGTTGGGCAGATTTTTCAGTCAATACATACAGTACAGGACAGAATAGATATTACAGCGTTGGTCCGAAAGAAAGAGAAACTTGGTCTCGTTCAGATAGTCGGGGCTTTTTAATCGCTGTTAGACAGAGTAATTTATTCAACGTTCATTATAGTCCTGCAAATACTAGTTATTATTTTGAAGATGTTTTAAAATCATCTAGTGTGGGTCAACCAGTTTCTACAGTAAATAAAGATGCTGATCGTTTTAGAAGAAATAGTGCTGGAAACTACATCACTAAGGAAATGTACCGTTCGAAACCAACTCAAACAACTATTTATCTTAAAAATGAAAGCAGCTCGCAAATAAGCGCAGGGATCAGTACTTGGAGTGGCGGACAGTCGAAATATTTTACAGTGAAGAAAAACTGTACAGAATCTTGGAGCCGCGGCCATGATCAGAGAGGTTATCTGTTATACCTGCAGCAAAATGGCAGAACAGCAAGATACTATGTCCATTCAACAGAAGTTGTACAAGTAGAATCAATTTATACTGTTTACATTGATGGAAAATTAGCACGACAAATCGGCTAATTTGATATTCGAGCAGAAAGTAAGTGGATTTTGAAATATTCTGCCCACATCTCTGCCCACAAAGCAGAAAAAAGAAAAAGAAAAAGCCGTCATGAATCAAGCGAAACCCTTGATATGACGGCTTTTTTCACGTAGTGCCAGCTATAGGGATCGAACCTACGACCTACGCGTTACGAGTTAGATTATATAACATCCTTAGCGATTAAAAATGAATATAAATATTTATATATCAAGGTTTTTAACTACAAAAGATAATAAACGTTTATGTTCGAAAATAATTTCTGCCACCATTTCTGCCACTAATTTTTTAAAAATATTTTGTTATCTAAAAAACTGCAGATTTCCAGCTACCCAAAATACCCTCTTATTGATATCATGTATATGTAGAAATATACTATATCGAAAAGAGATGAAAATATGGTTGATTGGAAAAAAGTTGGTAAGCAAGCGTTAGACTTAAGTAAACAAGCAACAGAAAAAGGTGTTGACTCTTTCCAAGAATGGAAAAACGACCCTGATAGAATCCAAAAAAATAAAGAAAAAGCTGAGGCAAAAAAAGCAGAGAACAAAGCTCCCCTTTTCCACTCTGGTATTCATTGCCCCAAATGCCGAAGCATGAACGTTCAGTTTATGCAAAATAACAGAAAAGGCTTCTCGACAGGTAAAGCTATCGGAGGTGCTGTTTTAACAGGTGGTGTGGGTGCTATTGCTGGTTTTGCTGGCAAAAAAGGGAAAAATGAATGGCATTGCCTAAATTGCGGAAATACATTTACAACTAAAAAATAATACGTGCTGCCCCTTAATAGTAAGGGGGCTTTTTTATGTACCCTGTAGGACTCGAACCTACGACCGGACGGTTATGAGCCGTCTGCTCTGACCAACTGAGCTAAGGGTACAGAGAGCCACCACAACGACTGCAAAAAATAAAAGTGGACATAGACGAGATAATAATATGATTCGTCCTCTTTGTTGTGGTGGCAAATTAATTATTACATAGCTATTACAAAAAAACTAGCTTTTATGTGAAATTCCACTCAAGTTCAAGCTGCTATAAACTCAAATAAATATCAGAAATACGTACATCATTTACTGGTTCTTCACCGTTTGACTTATTGCATCGGCGTAGGATGATGTCGACTTTCTTACCTTTCAACCAATCTGTATCGAAAGTAACATCAAAGCCTAATGCATCGCCACCTTGATAGCCGTATGCTTTCTTGACGTCCGGACGTGCGATCCCTTTTGATTGAATTCGAGTAAACTCTTTGCTTGTGCCGTGTTCCATTACTAACACATAAGCATATGTGCCGATTGGTCCTTGTGGCTTATCTGGAACCAACCATCCGGCACCACATGCTTTATCAGGCGAGACAATGGTGAATTTATCAAGCTTCCCATAAGCATTGCCCTGGTGTTTTGGTTTGCTTGCTGCGACTTCCTGGTCATGTGTTTTTTTCGTTTCTTCGGTTTGGGAAATTGGCGTGCTGGAAGCATAGGCTTTCCACGTTTTTGCATCACCATAAAAATAGTTTTTATCGTATGGTGTAGATGTATATTGCCACATCGCTGCATTTTTCCAGTGTTTAATAGCAGGGAACTTCGATTGATAAGCTGCGACCCATAACCCATAATCAGCTTTTACGATTTCTGAAAAATCTTCTTCAAATAAAACAGAAGCCGACGTATAAACAAGCGGCTTAACTCCTGTTGCTGATTGGATATAATCCAACATCTGTTTTAAGACCGATGTACCTTGGCGACCATACATTTCATAGTCCAAAACTAAAATACCTTTTCCAATATATCCTTGTACGTTTTTAACAAAGAAATCAGCTTGTGTTTTCCAATTGGAGCCGTCGATGAAGTGATAAACGCCAAAAGGTTTATTTGCCTTAATAGCTTGCTGAACAAATGGATCACAATATTTATCGACAAAATTCGAACCTTCTGTCGCTTTGAACATATAAGCATCTGCTGGATAATCTGCGATATTTTTTGAACCGTTGTTGTTTGATAAATCTACTACATTTAATGACATAGTTATTCTCCTTTCGGTTTTTCATAGGTTAGTGCTTGTTCGCTGTCCTTTACACCTTTTGTTGTTGGATCAACGATATAGCCGTACAATGCAAAAGCTAATGCGAATAATTGAGACGGGTTCATCACTAAACCATGCGCCACTTTTACAATGCCGCTCCACGTAGATAAGTCAGCATCTGTCACATGTGTAATAGACCCGATTGTACTTAGTAAAAATAAAATAAAAGGAACCAAAAATTGTGGGTTCCGCAAACGTACTTTCCAGTTGATGTTTTTCATATTTCTTCCACCTCTTCTATAATTGGTAAATCACAAATACGCTCATACATGCGTTGTCCTGTTCCGTTGCCGCCTAAACCGCTGTATGCCTCCCAAAGGTACTCTAAATTGTTCAATTCCTTCATCGTGACCACAGGAGGATTACGGCTTAAGATCGTTTCATAATTTGAGTAAATTCGATCGTGCAAACTGGCAATATTGGCTTTTTGCCTTTTTGCGCCTTGAGATTGTAATTCGCTGATATCTTTTTGTATCGATTCTTGCTTTTTCAGCATTTCATCGAGTTTCTCATTTCGCTTTTTCAATTCTTTGTAGTTTTTCAAAATTACTTTGAAGCCCGCACTGACTAGCCCAAGAATCGTAAAACCTGTAAATGCCATAATCGTGCCGTTCACTTCAAGCAAATGTTCAATATGCTCCTTAATAACCAGTAAAAACATCGGCTTACGTCTCCCTAAATAAAAAGCACATCAATTAAGATGTGCTCTCTTCTTTATTAATAATTTGTTCTGCTTCTTCTTCTGTGATGCATAGTGGGACGAACTTCTTAACCTGTTCATCAGTAAAGCAATCCCAATCATACATCTGTTTGATTTGGTCATAGCTAAACATATTATTCAACTCCTCCTTCTGGATTTAATTGTGTTTTGATTGCTGCAATATCTTTACTGTTTTGAACAGCTGCAAGCATCGTGCTCGAGTTGATTTGAGCTAATGTGTCAGCCTTTTCCTTCAACGCTGTATTTTCTTGCTTGATTGCTACGTCATTAAGCATCAGTGTTGCGTTTAACTGGCTCATTGTTTCAGCTTTGGATGTAAGTGCCTCATTCTCACTTTTAAGAGCTTCGTAGAATTTTTCTAAGTTATCCAATTTTTCACGATCTAACGCATTGATGATTTCTTTCCATCGATTTTCTGATGGGATGAAAAATTGATCTTCAAGTGCGATGCCTTTAAGAGGTGGTACATCCGTAAAAGGAAACTGTACTGGGAAATCATCGGATACTTCCAGTTGCTTTCCACCAGTACGTCCATATTGCCAAATTGTTTTCATTGTGTTTCCTCCTTAGCTTTGAACTGCTTTTACTTCTGTAATTTTTAATGATAGCAATTGTGTTGCAAACAACACTCCGCCTTCTGCTACTTCGATTGTGAATTCAACTTTGTCACCCTCAGCCAGTGTGTGAACGTATTGACCTGATTGTGCAGTCATGTAGTTAGAATTCACACTACTTCCTAACGATGTAAAATTAGTATCACTTCCGTTTTTTCTAATTTTTACATAGGTATATTTCAGCGTGTTGTTCCCATGGATCTTTATTGTTCCTTCGAAAAGCAAAACACATGCCCTAGTTGTTGTTAATGTATTTCCGTCACTGCTTATTGTGTAAGGCAAGTCACTTGCTTCATGCCCAAAATCTGTAGCAACTAGCGGTCCGATTGGAATTTTTGTACCATTGGGAATTTTTGAAAGATTTGTCCCTTCTCCGTGTATGCCGCACAAAGGAATTTGGTCTTGTACAGCAACTTCTTTTCCTGTCATTTGAAGACCATCTACAAAATTTTTTATCCCTCCAATAGATTGTGGTTGGGTTAAATCAACGACCTCACTCGAAAAAGCAATTTTTTTCCATTCACCCCACGCAGCAGGGTTCCCTGCGTAGGTACGCATATACATAGCACCTTGAAACTCGTATTTTTGGATAATGACTGCTAAAGTGTTATAGATTGTTAGATAGCCATACAGCGTTCCTGTGCAAGGCATGTTTGCTCCTGTTGCGGCCGCACAGTAATAAATACCTGTGGTAGTAAGGGTGTTCCAGTCCTCAACTGTAACAGTGGCATTTTTCAGTGTAAGTAAACTCCGCTCCGCAGATTTTAACAGCATGAACTTTGCATCAGCTTCGCTTTTAGTATAAAAATCTCCGGCTTTGAACTCTTCTAAAGCAGCATTTATCGTACTTATTGCCGCGTTTTTAGCATCAGTGACGTTTGTTTCGTAAGTAGTGATCTGTGTTTGTAAAGTAGTAATTTTCTGGTTGATAGCTGCAAATGTTGCATCGGTAGTTTTGATATATTCATCCTGCTGTTTTTGAAGCTCTGCAATATTGCTTTTTTGCAAAGCGTACAATTCTGCAATCAGTTTATTGTATTCTGTGATAATCGTTTCTGCTTCTTCCGCATCAATGTCCGCATTTTCAAAGACGACGATCTCAAAATCAGCTGTAGTATATCTGACCGAATCCTTGACCAAGGAAAAATAGGCCCGTTCATATTTACCTGATACGGTGAATGCCGAGTTAGGAAATGTGTACTTGAATGTTCCTTTTGCAGCATCTACGACCGTCACGCCCCCCGTATCAAACACCTTCGTTTTTCCCTCATGTGTAATACCCTCAAAAGTGATGGTAAAACCTGTCAGGTTTAAAGGCATGCCATTCTCGAGAATACCGATTTGCTTAGAAACACCCTCATTATCCGCTACACGTCCGTAAACGATATAACTGCCGTTAACGTCTTTTGAGGTATCGAATATGAAATCCGCACTCATTCGATGTCATCTCCCTTCAATTTTTCTTCAATTTCGATAATCCTTTTTTCTAAAGATTCGATTTTTTCAATCAGCTGCTTATTGGTTAGGCTATTCAACATTATTTGTTTTGACATACTTAACCGTAAATAGTGATCCCTGTCAGATGTTTCAGCTAAAAACGGAGTATATTGTGCAATCAAACCCAACTCTCTTTTCGAATTGGGTTGCGCTCGTCCATCTGTTGTTTGATAGTTTTGTTTGCGGTCAAATTCATAAAACTCTAGCTTTTTCGTCTCAGCAATTCCATCCACTTGTGTTGGTTCGATATTTTCTTTCAAACGTATATCTGACTGATTTTGAATATCGAAACCATTCATATTTAGATTGGAATAAAAATCTAAATCTACGTTATTTGGTACCCAGAATTTTTTAGAGGCGTAAAAATTAGATAGTCCGCCATCTTTAATGACCCCATTCATTGTCAGATTGTTCATACTCACTTCGCCTGAACTACCGTCGAGGTGAATTTGTCTGTAATAGACACCGTCTGTCCCTCTTGAGGCCAAAGAGATATATTGACCCCTTTCTGCAGCAAACGTCATCGATTCTTTTTTAGTTTCTTTATCTTGTACGCGCATTAACTGTCCTAAAAGAGAAGTTCCATTACTTTGATAAAGTTCAAATGATGTACCATCAATTACTAAAAACTTTTTTCCGTTGTAACTAGTTGTCATATTCCCGCCTTTTAGGACGGTTTTATATGCACCACTTGTAGTTTCAAAAGTACTACCCGAGATTGTAACCCCCTGAATGCTAATCGCTTTTAAAATTCCCGTGTTGATAGCACTGGCGTTGACTCCTTGGGCTGTGATCGCTTCGCCAAACGTTTTACCTCCGTCAGTGGATACGCCTAGACCACTTGAGTTCATGATAACCACACGATTGCTGTCTGATTTGTCAATGGCCAAGATTCCGTTAGAGGTGAATTTCAGTTCAGTACGTGCATTTAGCAAGTCAGTTGTAGCCGTCTGGATAGCATCCGCCAGCCAATCACTTGGGATAGGCTTTACGCCATTAGAGATATCAGACCAAGTCTGAGAGTTGCTGGCGTCCGCTTGATTTTTTTGTTCAACTAAATTTAAAGAACTGCACGTAACACTTTTATCCGAGGAGTTACCTAAAACATCAATCGACTCATCTATGCTGACGATCCGGATTTTTTGCTGAAATCCTAAATTTTCATTTATGGCCATGATGTAATCACCAGGACTAGGAAAGCCGTATTCATATCCGGCCGCTTGCAAGTCTTCCACCGTTAAGGAAACCGAAATACTGTAAGAGCCTTCAACCAGTTCTTTTAGTTTTGTCGTTAAATTTTCAGCGATTGTATATCGTTCATCAACAACCGGATCGGCTTCTAAAACACCGTAAACATCTGCCAAAGGACTTCTGTACTCGACTTCTAGTCTGCCTTTCGTTTCATCGTCTGGGTCTTTAAAAGCCCCAAATCCTTTTGCGTAAGTAACGAAATCGCTGATATTATACTCAAGCCCTAGTTCTTGCAAGTTGAACCCTTTGCGGACGATCGTCGATAGATCACTCCCTATTTTTTCAACAATAGTGACTGTTTTTCCTACAATTTTAAACTCTGTATTTGTACTATCAATAAAATCATTGAATAGAGCCAATCGGTTTTTCATACCGAAGCTCTCTTTTTCGAAAGCTGGAATAGTCGCTCCCAAAGAATAGGTATAGCCGCTGTTAGTAAAAATTAAATCCAGATAAGCTATGGCTGTATTAGAGCCGTCCAGCGTTGTATAAACGGAAGATTTTCCCATTTTGTAGAAAAATTCGTGGATTGCATCAAATTCAACAGTCACAGCCTGCCCATTATCAACAGGCAACGCATAGGTGATACAGTAAATTTCATCCTCGTATTTGAGAGACCAACCTCGATCGATTTTATTTATGACATCGTCATTAGTGTAAATAGTCCCTTTCAGCGATTTTTCTCCGTTTACTTTGTGGCTGTAAGTCAACTCAGTAAGAGCTAAATATTCATTTCCAGATACGTCAATAAATATCGTCAATTCTATCACCACCTTTTTATTTGTAAAATTCCACCTTATTGACCAGTGTTATTAGAGAAGGCATATCACAGTGATAAGAAATAAAGCCCGTTGGATTAGGTTCTAAAACAAAATAGTTATAATTTGTTTTGTCGTTTACGTTCACGTCGTTTAAAGTAGTGCTCACTCCGTTAAACATCAAAACATCACCTTTTTTTAGTTGTTTAGATGAATCAACATAACTAACAGTTCGATCACCGATTCTGAAATAACAACTCGCCATGTGATCCTGGGCAGCGACCACTTTAATAGAAAACGGCCACTCTAATTGACTGCACGGCGCAGTTCCTTTATATTGGATGACCACACTACCGGTTAAGTCATCATCTTGGGGCACCGAAATCCCGAAAGGAATGTCCGCAGTGATAAACGAAAACGAGACCTCGTAAAGAAGTCCCGCTCCGCTCAATCCTTGGAAATCGTAACTGATTTCTCCATCAAGCAATACTTTATAGCGATAGTGATACAAACGTTGGTCTTCGGATTTGAACAAGTCAAACCCTTTTTTCTCACCTGGTCGCTCGAAGTTATACAAGTTGCTATTCACTGAATACATTTTTGTGATGTAATAAGGCGTAGTATCTACTAATAAACCGTTGATACGGTCCTGTATCAAATCGTCTTCCAGTTCGTTTTCTGCGTAATAGTTACCGACAACTGTGATTTTTTTTTCTGTATATGTCGCACCTAGGAATAAGTTCCCGTTTTTACCGTTGATCTTTTTTCGGTTCGATTCCAGGTTAACGTTTGATACCTGTATATCTTTTATGAGAATGCCCAAGGAGGACATTCTTGTTTTTAAATTATCCTTTTCGATATATAAATCCATTTCTTGCCCTCCTATTTTTTGTTGATAAGGTTGATACGATTTTGATTTCTAGCATCCTCGGTCTTCACATAAGTATAGACTTGTTTTCCATCCCAATTCTGCTCAACTGTGACGTTAATTGTCGAACTTGCACTGTTTTCTACTTCATCGCTCAGATCCTCCATAGATGAGGAAATAGCTCCCGAAACGCTGCGTGTATCAGCTGTTACTACAGACTGTGCGGAAAACTCTTGATCTTGGATTGCACTCGCGTAAGCTAATGCCTGACTATCTACTTTAGATTGCATAGACGCCATACCAAGGACCAAACCTTCACCCACAAACCCACCAATCTCTTTCATGACACGGGAAGGAGAGTGGACGTCTAACGCTCTTCTCATTGTATTAGCAACATTATTGGCGATAGTGTTAGCAGTGGAATAGATAGTCCCTGCGGAACTTGCTAACCCATTGTTTAGCCCAATACCAGCGTTATATCCAATCGTTTGAAGTATTGCACCCAAATTACTGAACGAAGCTATAATTCTTGATGATGTGGAAGTCATCACAGAAACAGCGCTATTCATGCCATTAGAAACTGCGCTGACTAAACTTCGCATGCCTGAGTTCATTGACTGAGTCATTGATGTTATAGCTGTTTTGTTGGCAGCAGAAATTTTCGAGAATCCGGAATTGATAGAAGAAACTACACTGTTCATCGATGTAGATACAGAGGTGTTCATTGTTTTCATCGAATTCGAAATGTTGTTTGACATTGCCGTAATTTCTGCAGTGGAATCTTTATTGATTCCCTGGGCGTTGCTTGCAACATTTTGATACATTTGCGCAGAAGCATTCGACGCAGCACCTGACGCGGCATTCATGTTTGAGTCTACAGCACTTGCTACACCAGAAGTGTTTTGTGTCACATTCGATAAAATGCTATCAAAGTTCGTTGACACTCCTTTTAAGGCATTATTGGCTTCTGTGGTCGCGGAACTTGCCGCTTGACTAGAATTAGCGCCTACTGTGCTATTTACCGTACTCATAATCCCGGAAACATTGTTTTTCAGCGCATCATAGTTGGTTGTAGTGCCAGAATTCGCATTTGCAGCAGCTGTCACAGCATCAACCGAAGCCTGATTGCTCAATGATCCCACATTGAAGTTCAAGCCAGACATCGAGTTCGTAACATTCGTATTTGCTTGTGCGTAGGATGTTGACATGTTTGTAGCTGTGGTCGATGCATCACTTGCTACTTTCGTACTTGTTTCACCAGATTTACCTGTGATCGTGTTCCACAGATTAGAGAACCCGTTTTTGATTCCATCCCAGGCCCCTTGAAGGACATTAGGAATAGCGTCCCAAATGGCACCAGCTAAGGAAGTGATAATATTCCAACCGGCTTGCGCAATTTGAGGTAACATTTGCGCTACAGTCGTTACCAGAGTCATGATAATTTGAATACCTGAACTGATGATTTGTGGTAAATTCTGTACGATCCCATTGACAATGGCCATTAAAATTTGTAATGCGGCGTCGAGTAACATCGGTAAGTTTTGAACGATGAACGAAGCCAATGAATTTACAATTTGCACAGCACCATTCAATAGTTGCGGGATGTTGTTCATCAATCCTTGAATCAGCATCAAGATTGCATTTAACGCAACAGGTAAAAGCTGAGGCAATAGCTGAGTGATCCCGTTGACCAGGCTCATAAGAATCTGGATACCTGTATTAATAATCTGAGGCAGGTTTTGAACTACCGATCCAACAAAGGACATTAAAATTTGCTGGGCAGAACTTACGATCTGCGGAATGTTTTGAACAATCCCGTTCACGATACTTAGTAGCAGTTGCATTCCCATTGATAACAATTGAGGCAGTGCAGAAGCTACAGAACTGATAAAGGATGTTACCACTTGTAAAGCAGATGAAATGAGAGAAGGTGCATTCTGGCCAACACCTTGCACCAAACTTCCGATGATTTGGATACCTGCTTGTATAATAACGGGAATCATCGTAGAAATCGCGCTAGCCAATTTCGCGATTAATTCGGTACCACTTGCCATCAACTGCGGAAGCTGTGACGTAATACCGTTCACCAAATTGGTGATGATTTCGGGTCCTTTTGTAGTGACCGTGTTCAGTAATTTATCAATCTGTTCGCCGAATTGATTATTGATTAATCCCAGACCTGCTACAACTAGCCCTAAAATGGCCGCTGGACCGATTGCAGATAAAGCGACCTGCATGATTGTTCCCATTGCAGAAGTCATGCCACCTAAAGCACCCATACCGACAGAACTTGCTAAAGATAAGCTACTACCAATTTTAGGGATTAAACCGATGAGACTCGAAAGACCTGAGCTAAACAATCGAAATGGACCACTGACAATACCAGCTAGAACGCCTGAAAAAGCAGTGAAACCACCTGAAAGTGCGGCAATTGCAGGAACTGCCTGCCCTAATACTAGAGCAGAACCCAATACAGCTAGAACAGGTAGCGCTTTTTGAACAGCATCACGAATTTTTACGATACTTTCAGAAGAAAGATCAGCGCCAGTAATAAAGTGGTCGAAAACATTAATAACAACATTTACATTGGATACTAATGAATCGAAATTAATTTTACCTAATCTGTCCGAAAACACATCAGCTAGCTTGGAAGCCATAGCCGTGATTCTGTCAAAATGGATTTTACCCAAAGAATCCGTTATTTTGCTGACTGCATCAATACCAACCTGAGAAAGAGTGTCGAAGGCTGGCTGTAGATTGTTGGTCATGCTTTCTTTCAACCCGTCCATCGCTTGGCCAACCGTTTTGTATTGAGTGGCCATTTTACTGAACGTATCGTTAGTACCAACTTTAGTGATAGCATTGAAAAAATCCTCGGTTTTAACGGTCCCATCTTGAACCGCTGTAACCATTTCTGAGGTAGACATACCCATCTCTTTTGCTACGGCTGCCACACCCGCTGGCGTTTGTTCCAACATCAACTTAAAGTCTTGCCATTGAACCATTGGTTTTGCTGCCATTTGAGTGGCCTGCTGACTCAACGTTTTCATGGCTTGGGATGGATTTTCAGCCGCGGCGGCCAATCCGCCAAATCCCATTACAAGCTGATCTGTGTTTTTTATCCCAACTGCAGCAAGCTGGCTATAAGTTGTAGCCATTTCAGAAGCAGAATAGATAGTTTTTGTGGCAAAATCTTGCAATTCCTTTTTTACAGAGGCAATTTCTTCTTTGCCTTTACCTATGTTTTCCATATTGGAATTAAAGGTTTTCCATGTCGCTGATCCTTGATTTAGATCACCGATAATCTCTTTGATACCACTGGTCAATGCAGAAATACCTTTTTGCGCCACTGCATATGCTGCCCCTATACCAATAACCTGTTTTATTAGGCTGCTTGTGCTGGATGAGGCTTTTTCTGCACCTGAGGTCATTTTGTTTAAAGCGCTGGCAGCTTTTGAACCTGCACTGTTAAAAGAGCCTGTTAGTTTAGACCCAATTTGTGTGCCTAGAGATGTGACTTTGGAGACAACCTCTCCCGTGCTAGAACTAACCGTTTTAAAGGCTGTTTTAAAAGGCGTTGGTATTTTAGAAGCGGCCGCAGAGAATCCACTTTTTATTAAACCAGTTTGTTGCGTAAGGTTTGAACCCATTTCTTGGGCTGCCGAATTGACAGCCTTAAACCCCGTCCTTATGGGCTGGGGTATTTTTTCGCCGATGCTTGCGATCGTACGCTGAATCTGTCCACCTGCTTTTTCAAACAGCGCAACTGTCTGAGGCATCACTTTAGAGACGTTTGAAAGAAGCGGCTCTGCTAAATGACTCATCACTTGCCCAACTTTTTGAACAATGCCGTTTGTGCTTGAAAGTGTCTGGGAGACTTTATTCACCGTTTGCGATGTGATATTTGCTATCTTGCTCATCGCTTCGGTGTAACTCGAAATATCGGCACCAATTATCGCATTGATTGATCCATCAAAAGCCATCAACTCACCCCCATTTTTTATTTTTGAAGTAGTCCATTGCTTCCTTAACTCTTTTTGTTTTGTTTGGCTGTGTTTGTTGCGCGGGTTTGTTTCTCGAGAAAATATTTCTGATTTTCGTTTCAGCCTTCACCTTATCGAAAACTTTTTTCAGCTTCGGTTTTTTATCGTTCAAAACGTATCGAAGGTTGAAAGCGAAAATAGCATTTTGTTCTTTCTCGTCTACCTGCTTCAAAGCCAAACCTTCGAGAAGCGCTTCAAGCTCCCAAAGATAACAGTTCATGATTAGATCAATGTCTGTTAGTCCTTGTCTTGCACAGTCAACGATGAGATTTCTTTCTTCATCGTGTCTGCCAGTTCTTGAACTGCTTGTGCTGAGGCTTTCGGGTCTTGGATTTTTTCGTCCGGTTTTTGTTCCTTGATTGCTTTCGCCGCTTTTTCCAGATTGCTGATGTATTTTTTGATTTTCGTCAAGAAAAAACCTGAATTCAGCATTTCCTCTTTGAGATTTTCGAAAATTGCATTGTAGCCCTCTTCTTCATCTTCATATGCAGAAACATAAGTGCCAATTGCCTCTAAGATGTCATTTTCTGACGGATCACCTTTTGTGACCAATTTGATAATATTGATTAGTGCATCGTCGTCTTTTTCTAAGACTTGGGCGAAAAGAACACCCGCACCGTCCTTTTGTGAATTTCCGTCTGCATCTTTTGAGCCTAGACGTTTATTTGCTTTGAACAACAATGCGTAATTAAATTTGATCTCTAGTGGTTTTCCTTTTAACTCAACTGTGAATGGCATATTTTTTCCTCCTAAAATAAAAAGAAGGCTATTTCTAGCCTTCTGATATTGGCACATCTGCCTTATCTAGTTCTTTGTCGTCTGCATCTGCAATGTAGACTTTCACAACATCTGTTTTCTTTAAGTCTTTTCTGTAATACTTAAAATGACCGGGTTCAGCTTGGCCAATTGGCACGGAGTAAATTCTCGCTCCATTGATGTACAAGCCAACCTTTTTAGCTAGCTCGCTCCCTGAATGCTCCCCTGTCACCCAAGTAGACTGTCCCACAATGTAAGTATCAACGTAGGTGATTCGGGGAGGCTTAGGGCGATTTAGTCAAAACAATAGGTTCAGACCATGCAGAACCCAAGAAATCACCATCGTGTAGATAGCGAGCTTTCTCAATGTCGTTAGCTCCTTGGCCAACTTCGTTATAAGTTTGGATGTAGAAACGGATTTCATCTCCAGCTTCTAGTTGCGGCATATCTGCAGCTGATAACGTCCAAGAGTTCATTTCCGTATACCCCATCTTGTTGGCATCGTGCGGATCTGTTTGATTCGCATCGGTATAGTGTGGAATATACGATTTTGCCCCTGGCACTGGGTCCCAAGAAAGAGAAGCGGACCCATCTGTATTAAGAACCCCGGTTACATTCCGGGGCGCATCAGGGTGTTACTTCTGTTTGAATATCGCTGTAGTCTCCTGTTGTTTCACCAGGACGTTGGTAGTTGTACAAGTTTTCAATCATTTGAACATCTTCATCAGAAAGAGGAAAAGTACCGTTTTGAAGTTTTCCAACGATGTTTAATGTATAACTGATTTCAACAAGGTCATCCCCTTCGTCATACTCAAGTTCATCCGGTATTCCATAGCCGAATTTAGCAGGATAGGCTTTACTTCCTTCACCCTCTTCTACAGCCAAAGTATCATCTACCACGACTCGCCATACTTTTATGGAATTTCCATTTATTTTAGCGTCTTCAACCACTTGGATAGATTCATCATCTGGTGCAAAATATTGAGTTAAATCAATGGCATGTTCATCGGTAGATTTCATGATGATGCGCCCCATTTTGGTTTGTTCATCAATACTGTCACCGCCAATTGTTGTGGTACCTTCCGTTTGAAACGCTGGCAATAACGCAGGCGAACCAATTGCAGCTTCCACGGATTGGATAAAATACCATACCCGTTTCCCCTTGATAGGTTTTCCTTGAAATTTTGTAACTCCGTTATTAATAATTGTTTCTGGCATGTTTAACCCCTCCTAAATATAATCTGATACCCTAAAAACAACGTGATAGACCTCTCTGCCGATCGAATCGTCTGTACTCAGATTAGATGTAATGTTCTTTCTCCTACCTAAAACCGCTTTGGTTAAATAAATAGCATCCTCAACCTCAGTGCGGCTGTTTATAGGGTAGAACAAATCAATCTGTAACTCGATATCGACAATAGCAGGACCGAATTTAGCACTAAGACTATCATCGTCAAGATGTGTGCCTATCACGTAAAAAGGCTCCATAACGCTAGCATCAGGGAGCTTAAAGTAAACAGGAATCCCTGTTTGAGCTAAGCCCTCAGAGATTCCTTTTAAAAATTTTGTACCTGGAGCGTGTTCCATCGAATCACCCTCTCACGATTTTATTAAGATTTTTCATAAATACAGCGTATTCCATTTTTACGGCTGGGAACAAGAACGGCTGTGCCGCCATTCTCCGTGTTCCTTCTTCGACATAAATCGAATAATCTGCAGGAGATTTTATCTCACCTATTAAAACGGATGTCATCATTGAGTAAATACTGTTGGATAAAAAGCCGGAGTCCCAAGGTGCCAGCTGTTTCGCTTTTTTCTCTACTCTTAGAATAGAACGCTGAACTTCTTGACTGACAGCTTTTTCCATTTTTACACTTTGCTGGGTGATACCTCGTGTAAATTTATCTACGCCAACGAATTTGACCGTCTTACTCATGTGACGATCACAACAGTCGAGTTACGATGAAAATTCTGATCGAATATATTCCGTTTCAAGCCTCCAAATTCAATCTCGCTTATGTTTTCCCAGATTCCTTGTAGGTGAAGTTTGAAAGCTTTGCGTTCATATTTCCCGAACAAATCAATCTGTTCAGAAGCAGAAAGCGAGGATTTACCACAAGGTACAGTTTTTGTTTCTGATTTAACCTCGTCTTCGCCGAGATAGCCAGGTACTTTTTCGGTAAATGTGAAAGTACACCTTTTGTTGTAATTCATCAGATAAACCTCGCAATCCCTTTGCCAGCTCTTTTTTTTGGTTTGGTGATTTCATCAAAGATCGTTAGGTACTCGTCGAGATAACTTTTTTCCCAAGTATAGGAACGTCCTTCTTCGCTGTCTGCCGTTGCGCCTTCACTGTTCATTTTGTTAAAACGTTTGATAATAACATCACGTTCAACATAAGACAGAGATGTAGGCACGGATTTTAATTCTTCCGTCCCATTTTTAAGCGCAAAGCTGTTCAGTGCTGACAGGATACGCTCTTCACTATCTTTGATAAGCAATTCGATTAGCGTATCCTGTAAATCATCTGTTATCCCGAGTAATGTTTTGACTTCTTCTAGCAAAGTCGGTCACCCCTATTTAGTCAGAATGATTGGTTCGGACCAGGCTGAACCTAGTTTATTTTCATTCAAGAATGCAGCTTTTTCGATGTCGTTAGCACCTTCACCTAAATCGTTAAAGGTTTGGACGTAGAAATAAATTTCGTCTCCTTCTTCCAAAGTTGGTACATCTTCTGCCGCAAGTGTCCAGCTATTTGTTTCGCTGTATCCCATATAAATGGTTTGGTGTGGATCGGACTGATTTGCGTCACCATAGCGGATGACATAAGCCTGTGCCCCGTCAACGGCATCCCAAGAAATTTCAACTGATCCGTCTTCGTTCAAAGTTCCTTGAGTGCCTCCGGGAGCCTTAGGGTGTAACCGTCCCTACAGGAGCTTGCACAACGCCAGCTGGGATTTCAGGAAATAGAACTAACGCATTCATGAATAGAGATTCGTAAGTAGCATTACGCAATACACTACCACGTGTAGCAGAGATAAAGCCCGTTTCGTCTGTAAAGTCTACAAAAATATCACCTAAATCAGAAGCCTTCATATCCAAGTATGCTAGGACGATGTTATCTACAGCTGTTGAATAAACAGTCCCTTGTGGTACGGCATTCAATACGATTACATTTGAAGCACCTAAGAAGTTTTTAAGCAAGGTCATACCAAACACATTCGACGCGTCAGCTAATACAGCTGTATCGCCTAAATAGTCTGCTACGTCCAAAGGATTTACGAAAGAAACAAATTGAGCGCCGTCAAATTCTTCAAAAGTTGCCAATTTTCCCCAAGATTGTGCCAAAGCTTTTTGTAAGCTTCCGCCCTCCGCTACTGTTGGGGCTGTCCCAAGAAAATCGACAAATTTTGTTTTGATCCCGCCTTGGATTTGACGCAATAGCTTGTTATCAGCTTGGTCGATTGCCAAAGATGCACCATGACGAGCAATAGACTCAGCAGAAACCGCACGACGATATTTCCCCCAAGTTACTGTAAAAGAACGATCTTTCGCACGGGTAACTTTAGAAAGAGGGATGTCCTCACCTTCTGCGACAGCTCCGTCCTTTAGGCTTGTAGTCCATTTATACATTTGGATTTTCATATCTGCTGTCAGCGGTTCTAGTCGAGTCACGCCTAATAATGCTAGCAACTCTTTAATACCTGCTTCGAAACGATTCACAAAATCAATGGATTTGATTTCACCCAAATCGTCCATTGTTGTTAGTCCGTCCTCTGCAGCAAATGTCTGCAGATTCATTTTTAATAAATTGTCTTTGTTTGTTTTTGACATGTTTTTCATGCTTTTTCCTCCTAAAATAAGTCTCTGTTTTCAGCAATCAGACGTTGTCTTTCAGCTGAATCTTTTACGGACATGATTTCTGCTTTCGTCATTTGACCAGCACCAGTGCCCACACGAGTTGTGCGTTTTGTTGCTAAACGTTCGTTGACTTTAGCCTCAACAGCTTTGTCGAATTCCTCGCGAAGTTTTTTCACGTCTGCCAAGATATCCTCGGCTGTTTCGCCAACGATACGATGCGCAAATTCGCTAGGTAGCCCCTCAGCTGTCAGCTGTTTACCTTTTTCGACAAAGAGTTTTTCTTGTTTGAACTGTGCTCTTTCCTTTTCGAAATCTTCTTTTTCTTTATCTAAAAGAGCTTGCTGACGTTCTTTTTCGGATAATTTAGCTAATCGAGCCGCTTCATCCTTTTCTTTTTCTAGCTCCTTTTGCCAGCGTGTACGTTTGGACTGGACGATAGAATTAACATCCTCGTCATCCTTAAATCCGTATTTTTCTTTGATGGCTGCCAACTGTTCATCGCTCAACTCTTCTACATTGATTTCAGGCGTTTCATTATCCGGAGTTTCTGTTCCGCCTTCATTCTCGGCAAAAAATTGTAGCTTCATTGGCATTAGTCGTTTGTATTTCATAGTTCTTACTCCTTCCATTGCTTTTAACGTGGATCAATGCTTGCACATACCGAAGCTTTTTATGTCATCACGCTTGGACTAAAAAACTACATTTTAGATGATCAAAAACCTACATTTCTGAATGACCAAAAATGACATGCAGACAAAATAAAAAAGCACTTAGACTGCGTTAGCGGCTTAGGTACTTTCTTTTTGGTTTGTATTCTCTTTTTGGCTCATCAGATTTAAAACTGTAGGTTTGGGGCTTTATATTGTCTAGACCGTCCACCTGACATATAAATTTAACAGACACTTCGGAAAAATTATCAGTGTTGGATTCAATTTTCACATCAAGTAATCCGTCGATTCTTTTGTCATCGATATACATGCCATTATCAAATTTAACTAGGGGTATTTTTATCATATCTATCCTCCTAATATAGCCTATCGTCGTATCCTTCGGGGATAAGCACAGGCTTTTTGTCGTTTATACAATCCTCTATGAATTGAGCAAGTTTGTTCGCTCCTGCTAAAGAGAAATCGTACTTTTCATCTTTGGTGATGTGCAGGTACTCATATAATGGAAATTCTTTGCTGAAATGATTTTCGTATTTATCAACTGCTTCGTTGATGATGGGATACGCTCCCTCTTCACTGGTAAACATTTAATCCACCGCCCCCAAAATATCTTCTAGCATTTTATCCCATTTCTTGGATGCAGACGGGAACAGTTCATACATCATTTTTCTTGAATCTTCGTTGACGACAGTTTCTGCCATATGAGCGAAGAATTCTGCTTCTTGCATTCCGTAAGTCTTCCAATATTTTAAACCATGACCAAAATCAAGTGGATGATCGATAAATGCTCCTGTTGATTCCATCATGTCTGATAAAGAAGAATACATTTTCGGATTCTCTTCTGCTAATTTTTTGTACTTACGGATAATTGCTCCCTGATCAAAAATATCCATTTTTTTCAAATTTTTCAACTTCTGATAATCGGCACCCTTGATTGCTGATAAATCACCATTGAATAGGTTTAACAGGTCGTTATTGATGTCATTTTTGAGTTTATATTTAGGCATCTCGGATACACGGTCGTATTCGCTGCCAAAGGCTTCGATGCCTAGATTGTCAATAGCATGTCCTAGTTCATGGAATACAACCTGCAAAGGATTTTTATATGCAGCACCTTCAAACGCTTCTTGGGATAGCTGCACCATGTTTCCTCGAACAAAATCTTTCCCATCTGATAAATCATTGAAATCTAACTGATTACCAAATTTCTCCAGCAACGCTTTAATTTTTGGATTTTCAATTGATTCGAGGCTTTCAATGAAAGCTTCATAATTTTCATCGCCAACCTTTTCTCTCATGTTGGTTTGATCCAAAGCATGTTGTTCTGTGCTGCCTTTACCTGCTGATAGCTCTTCGTCGTTTGGTACGATCGTGCTTCTGCAATTCACGTGCATCGGCGGTGCGTTGGTACCGGGTTGATAATCTTTCAAATCGAAAGTTTTACCGTTCAGGCTTTTACAGGTCTGCGTTGTTCTGCTGTCGATGTGGGCGAGAAAATCGTACTTGGTCAAACCTGCCTCAAGGTAACGTTTTACGGTGGCATTGTTGATGATATTCGTTCCATCTGTTCTAACGATTGCCTCGGCTCTTGCCTTTGCTACGTTGTACTTTTTCCGCAGCTCTCTAGCCAGATCGCTGGGATTCATCCCCTTGATAAATGCTTGGGATAATAATTTTTTCAGGTCTTCTGCCAAATCATCTACGTTGCCCCAGATACTTTGAGAATAATTTTTACCGTTGAACGGTGTTTCGATCAGCTGTTTCAATGCGGGTAGGTTCAACGTACTGGCAGAATTTCCAAAAGCTACTTTTCGATAGGTGTATTGAGCTACTTCTTTCAAATAGGATTCAAAAGACTTGTGTAGCTCTCCTGCCAACTTCCCCAGCTGATAGGTTAAATCGAGTTGTAAAGCTTCGAGCCTCGTTACTTTCCCTGCTTTGTACTGTTCGTTCAAACGTTTCAGCAGTTCAGGGTCTTTTTCCGCTTGTTTAAGGTATTTCTCAGCATTGGCACGGTAGTCGCTTAAATCTTCACGCATGAGCCGTTTTTTAGCTTCCTGAACAGTAATCGCGTTATCTTTGGCGTATTGTGTGTAGAATCCGTAAATCTCTTTCAGGGCGTTCTGACGGGCTTCTGTATAAACGGACTGTAATTCATCGAAGAAATCTAAATCTGTCCTGTCCACATGGGCCATTATTTCGTCCATGCGCTTGATCCAGTATTCTTGGGAGTCGGCCATCTAATCAACTCCCTTTCATCATTTTACAGAAACCAAATCCTTTATAAAGAGATTTAAAAAAGACAACGACAGGATTATATCCCTGCATGAAAGCTTGTGATTCACGGATAAACCAAAAATAATTATTGATTGTTTTCATCTTCTGTACCCTCTTGCTCTTCTGCCGGCCAAGAAATTTCAATCTCAAGTGATTTACTTCCATCTTCATAATTCCCTGTTCTGATAGAAACTGTTTCTAATTTTTCTGGATCTAATCGTTGTAAAACCTCAATAGCTTTTTGAATTAGTTCATGATTTTCCATTTTCTGTATCCTCCTGTTCTGCTTCTGGACGTCTTGGTGTCGTCTGTGTTCCTGCTTCTCCCTTGATTCGCTTCAATTCCACATCAGGATCAACACCCGTTACCGTTGATAGAATCTCAAATAGTGTCTCATCGGAAACCTGTCCTACTAACTGACTGGCTAAAGTAACAATCTCGCTATCTGACTTAGGAACATTTACAGTAAAGATGATGTTAGTATTATTGATTTTGTCATATGCTACTGAATCGTTCCCTTTGATGCGCCAGATATTGACAGCTAACCGAAGTCGTCTCATCAAGCCTTTTTCGAATAGATGCTGCTGCATTGCTCGGCGGTTGTCCGCAGCCATCAGCTTGTATTTCATCGCTTCGCCTGATTGCGTGCCAGCAAAATTTTCGTCTGACATATCAGGAGTAAAAGTAAAACGCAGGATATCTGAAACTAGACGTTGCTTATAAACCTCTGCACCTGATGCGTCATACTCTTTTACGAGGTAGAAGGCATTAGGGGTGGCACCTTCTGGATTCGGGTTGTCGTCTAGGATCATCACACGCGCTTTTTTGAAAGCTAGGGTCACACCTAATTTTGAGTTAGGATTGACACGCCCTTCTTCGTCGAAGTCGTTTTCGTCAGTCCCTGTATAAGGATTTCCTGTGATAACTAACATCGCATCCATCATATCTTGCTGAAAGTTAGCTAGTTCGGATTGAGATAGATCATAGGCGTCGATTGAGTCTAATACAGGTTCGAATGCACCTGTTCTGTCTTCGTTGTTTTCAAACTCGTTGATTTGTACACCTTGGAATTCGTGTTCTTCTGATCCATCAAAGACCAAACCAACCTCTTTTTTCTGGTTGTCATTCACATAATAATAAATAGCATCACCTGAATAGACATTGACGAAATCTTTCCACTTGCTATCACCATAATCCACTCGGTAGTAATTGACGGCAAACAGTGAGTTTTTGTCACTGGTATCGTCGTAAACGATGAAAGTTTGTTCAGGACTCATCTGCGTCAACTTGACAACTGCTTTTTCGTTAACTAGTTTTACCGTAAGTAATTCATAGGCACGGCCATAAATAGACAAATCTTTTTTTATGCGGACATTGTGATAAGCCTCGTTATTCTCAACTGAAAAACTTTCAATTTCTTTCTGGATAGAAGCATCCTCATTTTTGTATTGAACCGGCTTTCCTAACATGTACCCCTGTTCAAAAATAGTGATATATCTAGAAAAGTCACTAGCGATTCTGTTATCCGCTGCAAACTCATCTGTTTTTGAAGGCCGATACTTGATATTGTTATCCGATAAATAGTACCTCTTTAGTTCTTCCAGACGTGGGACCTGTTCTGTTTGATGGCGTCTGATGTATCGTTCAAGCTGTTTGATCCAGGCTTGACTTGCAAAGTCGATTTGTTCGAAATCTTCCGATGCCATCTTAAAAACATCATTCGCTTTTGGGTTGAAACGTCGACCACTTAAAAATTTTACGTTGTTTGCCATGTTGTCTCCTTTCTAGAAACCGAATGCCTTCACTGACCGCATGCGATTACCCAGATTGTTGCTTTTTAGTTTGAATATCGCACGATTCAAAGCGTATCTGATGGCATCGATGGTGTGATTGTACGTGTCTACTGGTTCGTTGATATACTCACCTGTCTTCTTGTCTTTTTTCCAGGTGTAGTTTTCAAATTCTTCGATCGTTTTGAAGCATCGAGAATCTATCACAATTTTGTATTGCTGGATGAACTGGATGCCTTGTAAAATTGAACCCTTGCCCTTTTTAACTGCGTGGATTTTTGGTACGCCTTTGACTCGAATTTCAGCGATGGACTTTTCTTCTGAACTATCCGCTTCGATGTCTTCCTTTCCGTAGCCCAAGCTTTTTATCGTCTCGGCAATCTCGTCGTTCAGCATGTGCTTTTTAACGAATTCCTCGACGATATATAACGTCTTATTCTTTTCATCGATCTTTACGTGCATAAATGCAGATGGGTCATTCACATAACCGAAATCGAGACCAAAAAAAGAGGGCAGTGCTTGAAGCGCCGCCTTGTCCAAAACTCTCGATTCGTATGCAGGAAATACTAACTTATCCAACGTAGCGAATTCACCTAACGCATAGATGCGATAATAAGCTGGATTCCTTTTTTGAAGTTCCTCAATGGTTTTCCTGTTGTCTTCATCAAGGAATCGATTGTTTTTGTAATTGGTGTGGAAAATAGCTGTTCGTTTAAAATCCACTTCTGCGTCTTCTGCAAAAAAATGCTTGTAGACCCAGTTTGTTTTACTTACCGGGTTAAACATCAAAAAGATTTGTCGCATTCGATGTTTACGATCACGGAGGCAAAGAGTTAACTGTGTGTAATCTTCTAGGGTAAACTCCGTAGCTTCTTCCATCACGACATCGGAGATTCCTTTGATAGATTTGATTTTTTCGGGGTCATCCATGCCCTTGAAGAGGAATTCGGCGCCATTAGGTAAAGTTATACGAAAGTCCGTCATATTCACCTTACAGCGGTCTATGAGACCCAAATCTGAGAGGCAGGCAACGACATCGGCAAAAATCGAATCGCGGATTGAACGGCCAACCTTTCGAAGGAACAAAACTTTCCGAGGCTTCTTCCATTTTTTGCAAGCCTTGATAACGACTTTCTGAACAACGCCATGAGATTTTCCACTGGATGCACCGCCATAGTGGATCTCTGTGAATTTCGTATAATTGTTCAGAACGTCATAGATATGTTTGTTAAAAACTTTTGATGGTTTAGGAAATTCGAGGATAATATTAATCTTCGGCTTCGTCGCTGGCATCCCACTCACCTACCTTGATTACAATATCGCCCGTTTGCAAGTCAACCTTATCAGTGAACAGCGCATGACGCTTGCCGAGTAATTCGGCGGCTTTGATACGATCCTTTGCCCCCACTTCAATATCAATTTTTGCTTGGGCGCCTTCTCCTATCCCCATCAACGTCTCTTCTGTGTACTGGCCTCGCATGACGGAGGTCAGGTACTCCAAAACCTCTTGGGCGTCTGCTACTCGTTTATTGTGCATCTTTTCAAGTTGCTCGTCTATATAGGTTTTGATGTCTGGTTTTGAGAGGTTTTCAGAACCTATTTTTCGTGCGGTCTTTTTGCTATACCCGGCTTTGATTGCCGCTTCTGTTGCATTCGCTGATTCAACATAATAGTCGCAAAAACGTTTTTGTTTCTCGGTTAGTCCCATGTTGTTCACCTCTTTTCTATGTAAAAAAGGACCACCTCAAAATGAGATGATCCCGTGTATAAAAAACAGATAGCAGCTGTTGAAAAAAAAGAAGAAATGATTTTTTTATTTTTTTGTACCGATATCTGTTTTTTGCAGAAAACTTTTCCTGTTTCTAGCTTTCATTTGCTCTTATTCACATTTATTTCACGCTATCATAATAAAACATAAAATCGGCGCTTTCAAGGCACGCTTTGTGCATTCAGACGGAGAGGATTTTTTCTAAATCGTTCAAGCTGTCGATTCCAAATAAAAAAATTGATAGTTCTTTTGTGGCTTTGCTTTCATCCCGTCTGATAGTAGACTCGTCTACACCATAGAATTCTGCAATCTCAATCTTTTTAAATTCTGCAGGGGAGATATAAATTTTGTATAAAACATCTGCGCGCCTTTGTGACATTTTGCCCCTGTTTTTACAGTGTTGATAAAATGATCCCCATACCGTGTCGAAATAATCCATCATTTTCTTGGTTTTTACTTTGTATTTCATCAACGCTTTGAGGTTCAACTCTTCTGGATCAAAAACCACATCCTCATACTCGTCCAAGTCTTCGACAATCTCTTCGCAGTGCTTTGTTAACCAGCGATAATGCTTTAGCAATAACTTGGTATTTCTCAGTCGCCAATCTTTTTTCGGTTCCTGGTTCTTTTTTTCTTTCTTCTCTTGTTCTCTCAAAACAGCAGCAGCTATAATTTCAAGCTGATGTTTGGTCAATCCATTTGCCATAAGCTACCCCCTGTATTCCTCGATTTTTGCTTTTACGGCAGACATTAACGCGTCTTGTCCGACTTTTTTGTTTTGTAAAGATTCAATTACCTGTTCGTCGATTGTGTCTTTTGTGACAAGATGATGGACGATAACAGGTTCTGTTTGGCCTTGACGATCCAACCTTGCGTTTGCTTGCTGGTAGTATTCCAAGGACCAGGTAAGGCCAAACCAGACAATAATGTGGCCACCTTTTTGCAAGTTCAACCCATGGCCTGCCGATTGTGGATGTGCTAAAAGGATTGGGATTTTTCCATCATTCCACTTTTCGATGTCTCCGGCAGAAACGTCTAAGCTCTTCGCTTCTTTGAATTTTTTTAGGATTCTTTCGAGATCATGCTTGTATTGATAAAAGACTAGGACAGGTTGCCCCTGTGCCTCTTCAATGATACTTTCTAATGCTTCTAGTTTTTTTGAATGGATTTCCTTTGCTTCCCCGTTCTCGTCGTATATCGCACCATTAGACAGCTGTAACAGCTTGTTGGATAATGTGGCAGCATTACTTGCCACAACATCAGAATCTGAAAGCTCTAAAACATATTCTCTTTCTAGTTCCTTGTATTTCCTTTTATCGGAGTCAGCAAGTTCGATTTTCATGATATTGTCTGTTCGTGGTGGCAACTTGAGATAGTCTTTTGCTTTCATCGAAACGCAAATATCGCTTATTTTTTCGTATATAGCCTCTTCTGCACCTGGAATCAATTTCCAAGAATGGACGATATGACCGTTTTTTTGCGCTGGAACAAAATATTTGTTTCGATATTGGGTAATTGTTTTTCCTAATCGTTCGCCTTGATCCAGCAAATAGATTTGTGGCCACAGGTCTAACAACGTGTTAGGTGATGGCGTCCCGGTCAAGCCAATCACTCGTTCCATCTTCGGTCGAACTTTTTTCAGTGCCTTAAAACGCTTTGCGCCATTGGATTTAAAGCTAGACAATTCATCGATGATAACTGTCTTGAATGGCCAAGCTCTTTGGTAATAGTTCACAAGCCATTCTACATTTTCACGATTAATTAAATAGACATCTGCTTTTTTGTTCAAGGCTTCGAGACGTTTTTTCTCGTTCCCTAAAATTTTTGAAAAGGTTAGGTGTTTCAGTTGGTCCCATTTCTCAATCTCGTCCGTCCAAGTTTTCTTTGCGACAGATAAAGGCGCAATCACCAACACATTCTCGATAAGTTCGAAAGTGTGCAACAGTTCATCAACAGCGGATAGGGTTGATAACGTTTTCCCCAGCTAAAGCCCCATATCTAAGAGTAACGCACAGTATGGATGTTCAATGATGAAATCTCTCGAATACTCTTGATATGGGTGTAAATTTGCTTTCATGTTTTAGATCACTCCTTTTCCCCTGATATTGACGGCATAAGTCTCGCTATCCCCTTTTTCATCGCATAAATTAAGGTATCTACCTTTTCTTTTGTATCGATCACAAAAACGGGAATCAGCTGATTGTTAAATTTTTCTATGATTTTCAATTGATCTTTTCTTGGTTTACCTCCGGGCCTTTTCACTTCTACAAAAAACACATTTCCTCGGTGAAGGACAATTCTATCAGGCACTCCTCTGACTCCCGGGGATGTGAACTTATAACATAGACCGCCGATTAATTTTATTTGTCTGGTTAGATATTTTTCGATATCTTTTTCTAATTCCATTTCTTTCCTCCTTTTGCTGTCACACTTGTAACACCTCGCACGCGCGAAAAGGCTAAAACCCCTGTTTTACATATATATCTATATCCCATATATATGTATATTAACTTTCTCTATATATGAAGAGAAAAAGGTGTGACGAGTGTGACAGTAGGACTTCACACCTACTGCCTCAAGAAATAGAGGTGTCACCCCCCCGTCACACTTGACTATAATTAGGTGTGACAGGTGTGACGCCCACCTTTTTAGCTGTCACACTTTTTTAAGTAATAGGTGTGACAGCTAAACCCTTGGTACTAAAGTATTTCTATTTTAGGGTGTAACACGCATGAAGGCTGACTGGATACCATATCCGGCTCCAAATCTTAGCCGACCCTTATTCTTTTTATTTTTCTCCCATCCAGGTAGATGGTTCAAAATTTGACGAATTTCTGCTGCTTTTGCCGGGTGAATATTTTTCGAATCACCGCTATACAATTCGTTCCAAATCTCCGCAATACATATTTTGTTTCTAACTTCCTTGCCGGATTCCTGAAGCTCGGTACCCCACCCCTGGATATATTCACGACGTTCTTGCTTACTCCGTTTGTACCAGTCTTCTGTTATTGGGATATCCAGGTATTCAAGGATTTCCCCTTCCATGCTAGATGACTCTGTGTGCATCTCTTGGGCTTCTAATGCTAGTTGTTCCTGTTCCCCCGTTAAATAAATCGTTTCACCTGATTCCCACAAAGAAACGGCTTCCGCCCATATCTGGTCACGGATCTCTTGCGGCATTTCCCACACCTTGTTTTTAATAGGATTCACACCGACATCGACGGGCCAAAAACGGCGGTTCCCGGTTTTGTCTCTTAGAAATTCATTGTCGTTCGTGGTTCCCCAAAAAACACAGCGCCGTTTAAAATAAGACTTATGACGGCCATAGGCAACACGGAAAATGTCTTCTTGTTTACTGATAAAATGTTTGGTGGCTTCAATGTCTGCTTTTTTCGTCGCAGACAATTCGCCCATTTCCATAATCCAAACGCCTTGCAGCGCTTCATAGGAATCTTTTCCCGTCACGCCTTCCAAGCTGTTTGAGAACCAATCCCCAGCAAGAACAGAAGGAAGCAAGGTCTTCCCTATTCCCTGCGGACCGCTTGTGACTAACATGTGATCGAACTTAATACCAGGAACAAAAATCCGGGCAACTGCAGCCGTCAGAAACTTTTTCGTGACGATTCGATTGAATGGTGTGTCTTCTGCCCCCAAGTAGTCGATCAGTAACGTTTCGATCCTATGGACGCCGTCCCAATCCAAACTTTCCAAATACGTTTTTACCGGATCATAAGAGTTTCTTTCGATTTCCTGTATCAGGGCATCGTCGATTTTCCCACGATTGGCAATACCATAAATTTTTTCGATATACACTCGAAGGCCTGCGTCGTCGCTGTCTTTCCACATATTGTCCCGACTAAGCTTACGCCAGGGGAGGTTTCCCTTTATTTCGATACGATTCGAAAAAGTGTTCATGAAAATCTTCTTTTTCAAGTTCGGATCGTTTAGCATAATAATTTCTAAGTTTTTGGCCGAAGAGGCGATTTGCCCGTATTCATCAATTTCAAGGTTGAGTTTCTTAAACCAGTCCTTGTCTTCTTCGTCCAACTCTTCCAAGTCGCCGTCGAAGTCTTCCAACGCTTGCGATAATTTCTCACTTTGGATCAAGGTTTTTACTTCTGGGTCATCCATCGCAAAATCGCGCATGGCCTTAAACGAAGGGTATCTGTCGATTCTTGTCGTCGGTTTGACTTCATCGTCTAGGTCACCAAACTTGTGGATACGGACCAAATCAAATGCGTTGACCAATTGATCCCCTACCGGATCGGTACCATGGGGTGAGTAAGCAAACTTGTCATCGTAAATCACTAGGCCGCCACTTGTTGAACCTTCTAAATACGTCCAGCGATCGCCGTGCCCTGTCAGTCCATAAACATCGGACAAAAAGGTTTCGATGGCTGAAATGATGTCATACGTACGACAGAACGCCCCGACGATTCCTTTTTTGTCTAATGGATCCCCAGCCTTTTTTGCTTGGCTTTCTCGAATCGAATGACCCCGACTGGATTCTGGCCAAAAGCTGGAATCTCGCCAATCCTCATACGAAGTTAACACCTCATCTGGATCAACCCATGGCAAATCTTGAAAGGCAGTGAAATACTCCCCATCGATAGAATGACTGGGAAAATACATCAACCTTTCAGCTTGGTAGGTGGTGTCGTCAAAATTATCCATACCGAATATCTCAGCCAATTTTCTTGCTAGAGGTTCGTACTCCTCTGCCGTCACAGGACGACTAAGGGGGATAATTAAACGGTAACGAGGACCTTTCACCAGGTGACTGTGTGTGGTGTAGATAGCAGCCGCATGGTCAAACAATAGCTGCACATCTTCCCAAAAATCTAGCGTCGTGCTGTCAGCATCCAACGTGACAAGGCTTCTCTGCTGGGCATGGCCTCTTTTTCGTTTGCCTTCTTTCAGCCAGCCGCCGACAAAACCACCGACGTCTTTCACGTTATCTTGTCTTGACCTCGGCATCTTTTTGTAGTCTTCTACAGTTTCCTGGGTGATCGTCGGTGTACTTAATCTGTCGAGGAACTCCGCCCAGGACATTTGCCGATTTTTCCATTTTTTCTCAGTTTTGGAACTACCAATAGCGAGATGGATCTCACCGTTGTATTTGAGAGTCACATTTTTTTTAGGCTGTTCCATCCTCACTCTTCCCTTCTATTTTTTGCGGCCTTCGTCTATTCCCGCGTAATACCCTAGCAGTAGGGTCATAATCCAAAAGATGACCCCTACAATTATTTTTAATAACATTCTTCCACCACCTCAAACATTAAATCAAAGAGTTCTTTTGCAATATTTAAAGTACTTTCATCGCTACTCAGAAACACTTCTTGGTCATCCTTTGCGATAGGCTTATCGCTTTTCCAAATACTACCTTCTTGAACAATAAACTCACGATCTTCCTCACAGTTTTCAAATTCGTCCCATTCAGGAACACTAAATGTTTCTAGGCATTTATATTTCATTCTGCTTCCTCCTAATCTTTCATATAATATTTTGTCTCAAATCCTTCGGCGTTTAGTGGCAGACCTTCTGCCCAATCGGGAACCACGGCCATAAGTTCGTTCATATCCTCGATAGACTTTTCGCCGTCTGGTACTTCGGCCACTGCCTCATCGTGCACGTGGAAAACGATTGGGTAGCCTTCACGCTCGAGGCGCAACATTGCTTCGGCCAATACGTCTCTTGCCGTAGCTTGGACGATGTTTTCCACCAATTTACCGCCGTACGTTTGTTGTTTCGTAAAAACGACTTTATCGCCTTGTCCTTCGTAAAAAATGGCAGGACCATACTCACCGTCTTCCAAGTGTGCTTTTGCATAAGCCAGTTTTCTACCACTTGGCAGCTGGATAAATAAAAAGCCCGCTTTCTTGTAGAATTTCAACCCTCGAGGGCCTTTTTTGATGCCACCATTTTGCAGACAGTCAATAACCGCCCGTTGTGTTTCGTGCCAGAATTTCTTGATCTTGGCATTTGCCGTCCGCCAACGATCGACAATATCCTGTAATTCGTGTTCTTGGATACCGTTATCTAAAGCACCCATCGCTTTAAGCGCTCCTGGACCACCTTGATACCCTAGAGCAAGTGTGGCCACTTTCCCACGCTGGCGCATCGCTTTGCCTTCGTAACTCTTCCAGTCGTAATCCTCGACCTCTCCTAGGTGGAACATTTGTGCCGCTGTCGCTTCATAAATTTTTCCATGCGTGCGGAAAACGTCCAGTACCCAATCTTGCTGGGCATACCAGGCAATCACTCGAGCCTCAATCGCAGAGAAGTCAGAAACGATAAAACGGTGACCTTCTTTAGCGACTAGCCCTGTACGAATCAGCTGTTTCAATGTATCAGGCACATCATCGTACATCCATTCGATGACCTCGGTGTCTTTGGCTTTCACCAACTCCCTAGCGAACTCAATCTCATTCAAGTAATTTCGCGGAAGGTTTTGGACTTGTAGCAATCGCCCAGCCCATCGCCCTGTCCGGTTGGCGCCATAAAACTGCAAGATGCCATGAATACGACCATCTGAACAGCGGGCGTTATCCATCATCAAATATTTTTTCGTGCTGGAATTTGACAGACTCAATCGCAGACGAAGGACATCAGCTACCTTTTCGGGCAGATTACCAAGCTCAATGGCTTTCAAGACAACTTCTTTCCCTAGTTTTTCGAACGGTGTTCCTTGTTGGTCTAACCACTCTTTCAACTGTTTTAGGCTGTTGGGATTTTCTAGTCCTGTCAGTTCCTGCATCTTAGAGAGTCCTTTTTCTCCTAAGTCCGCCATAATCTCAACAGCAGCCGAAGCCAATTCATGGTCGATTTCTGTGCCACGATCATTGATTCGCTGATCCAAACTATAGAGATTCCATTCACTCTCCGGAACAGGGAAACGATTCAACTTATTCGCGATCGCCATTTCGACATTTACGTCCTGGATACAATAATCGATAAATGTTTGCCATTTCTCCGGAGCATGTTCAGGAAGGTTTCTTGTTCTCATTCCGTTTTTCTTGGTTGGTTTGCAAGGTTTCGAGAAGAAATTAATTAATTGCGTACCTCTTGTATCTTTTTGCTGTTCAATGTTCAAATACTTTGCACACTGCCCTAGCGAGGCAGGTAACCCTAATTCGTTGGCATGGACCATCGTACAATGCCATTGGCATGGATCTAAAAAAGATAGGTCCCAATATTTAGAAAGACACACACGTTCAAACTGGGCATTAAAAGCAATCTTTAGAACTTCTGGATCACGCAACGCTTCAAAAATATCCGCAGGAAGTTTCTCCTTTGTGAAATCAACACATTGGACAGGTCCACCGTCGACAGAATATGCAAACAGCAGGATTTCAAATTCCATGCTATCTGCATATTTGTAAACACCAACTTTGGTTAAATCCTTATCTGAATAGGTTTCGATATCGATGTTTAAAGTTTTCATTTATCTTCCTTCAATGATGAGGGTAGTCGCAATTTGCTTTTGTCGATTACAATCATTGGTGGCTGTGCTTCTTCCTCTTTAAAAATATCTATGTTGAAACCAAGTTCTTCGAGATAAATCAATCCCTGTTTAACGGTAATTTTTATAAGATTTTCTGCAATAGCACCATAGGTCTCTCCTACTTCTCTAATTTCTCGATTATAAATCTCTTGGACTTCCCCTAACCCCTTCACAGATCCAGAGTTGATTCTATCTAAGAAATCTTGTTTATATTGGTCAAAATCTCTAGACTCTGTATCCCGATAAAAAGAGTACAACACTAAATCATTCTGACTTAACAAATCAACGATTTCATTTTTTAGATCTCTGTGATCTTCCAGTGATTTAAAATAGCCATATAGTTTCTTAAAATCCGGGTCTATTTTTAACCACTCTTTTTCCACATGAGCATCAACAGCTTTTGATTTTTTCGCTCTTATTTCGTTGATGACTGATTCTTTTAACTCGTTCACATAATTCTTCAATCGTGCTTTAGTTGGTTTCATTTTTTCCAGCCTCCTGTTCGGTTTTTGGTAAATAATCCGGTTTGACGTAGAATGATTTTTTAGGCAGGGCATCCAGGGAGAATGAATAATCGTTCGCAGGTAAGAGCGAACCAATATCGTTAACGAAATATATAAGATTCGTTTTTCCTCCCTCAATTAATTCGAAAACATCTTTTAAATCAATAGGTAAAAAAACAGGTCTTGTTTCTTCTTCCATTCAAATTCTCCTTTCAAAAGAAAAGGGACGTTGCCGCCCCTATTCACTTTTATGCAAACATATCGTCGTCATCTTCATCATCGTCCCAGTCTAAATCACCGAAATCGGATTCAGCACTTGCACGGCCGCCTAGATACTCGCCTTTTCCTGTTGTCAAAAGGTTATTCAACCCAGCGGTAACACCTTTGTTTCCTGCTGTGTTATACGCATAGAAATTGATAGAGGCAATGGCATACACGCCAGAATAGACATCTTCTTGATTTTCTGTTTTTACCAACATGCCGTCTTCGCGTTTCACGACTTGCGGTTTTGTTTTACTTGAAACGTTGATAAACATTGCATTTTCGAATTCTGGATAGTCTTCTGTATCCATTTCTTCGTCACCGTCGCGTAATGTCGTTTTTAGACGGTCAAATTTCACGCCCTTTAATTTGTCCCCTTTTGCAGCTTCATAGGCTGTTTTGATTGCTTCTTTCATCGCTTTAAGCGTTTCTTTATCACTTTTCGGAATAATCAGCATTGCAGAGTATTTTTTCTCTTGTCCTTCTTCCATTGCATGTGGTTCCAATACATGTACAAAACTCAATCTCACTTTCCCAGTAATCACTTTTGTTCCGTTTACTTTTGCCATAATAAATTTCTCCTTTAGACGTGTTTCCACGTTTTTCTTTGTATTATTTTTCTGATATTAGCTCTTGACACTTTGAATTTTTTACTTAAAGCTGTTTTGCTCCAGCCACTTAAAAAAAGACTTCTTATTTCTAAAACTTGATTCTCGGTCAGTTTGTGATTATAATGTCTTTCACCCTTCACCTGATTAGATAAGCCATTTAAATAGGCGTGAATTTGGTTTTCAGAAGGCGTTACCCATTCTAAATTTTCAACAGAATTATTATTTTTATTACCATCAATGTGGTTGACCTGTTGTTTATTTTCAGGATTATCAATAAAGGCTTCTGCTACCAAACGATGTATCATTACATCGATTCGTTTACCTTCAACTTTTAAAGTGGTTCCCCAATATCCACAATTGGTCTTACGAAGTTTCAATTCACGAAAGCCCCGTTTTGTAGAAAACAGCTTTCCTTCCTCAGAAACTAGATAATCTGGATATCCACGTATCTGTTTTACTTTAGCCATTTTTAAATTCCTACTTTCGTTTATTTTTTTTATTGAAATAATTCATCGTCTTCGATATCAAAATCATCGGACGTTGTTGAAGAATTGAAAACTTCTTTGATGTCGGAAAGAATTTGATTTTTCATTTCCATAATCGCTTTTCGATAGCTTGCGGCGTTCATGGTCTTTGTTTCATCCACTAATAAGGAATTAGTGACCAAAGAGCCTAAAGCCGCCTCAATCGTTAAAAAATAGACTTTAAATTGATAGACTTCTTTACCCTCATCATTTTTAGCTAGAACCTCTAGTACGACGTTTCGAGGATCACTGCGAACCACTCGATAGCCAGAACCTTGAAAAATGACGGGCTTCTGTTGTGCCATATTTACACCAACTTTCTAGATAAACACGTTTAACGTGCCTTCTCGTTTTTCTAGAACAATCACTGAATCTGAAACATCATATTTGATAGACCGTTCCTCGCCTTCTCCTTCAACACTGATTATCACGGCGTGTCCATCATCAAAAGGCTGGACAATTTTGAATTCTGCTTCCGCGATATCTCCGAACAATTCATCTGCTAGTTCCGCACCTTTATTAAAAGCCTCAACCATCGCTTCACTCGTATTTACTTTTTTCCCCATATCTATTCCACTCCTTCAAAATCACTGATTGCACTCTCTACACCGTTCAACGGTGGGCGTTTGTCCGTATCTGGCACAAGGACCGGTTTGCCTTCCGGCTTCACAATGAAGTCAGCGGCCAACTCTTCAAATTTTTTCTTCCCGACTATTTTTTCTAGCTGTCCGATCGGTTGCAGCGTTCGAGGTTTTAGAATCTCCTCGTCTTCGAAACCTTCTGCCTCGAGTAAGAACATGAGCGATTCTTCATCATTGATTTTTCGATTGCTACGACCTGCAACCAATTTCCACCCTGGAAACTCTTCGTTTTCGTCTCTTGCTTTATGCAAGGCGTACTGTTCAACGTGTTCGATCCATTTTTTGATTTCTGGCACACGTTCCAGGATCTCGGCAATTTCGTCGTTCGTTAAAAGAGGCGATTCCTTTAGATCGTATTTATCAATCAATTCAAAATTTCGTTCAGCTCTTGGGCGAAGTTGGGCACGAACCTTGGAAAATTTCACGACGTCGTCAGTGATCGTCCACTCACCGTTTCCTTCGTAAGCTTGAACAGCACGAGGGGCCACATAGTTATCTGCCCAGTAAAGCAGTTCCCCTTTGTCAATCTCAAAAGTCGAAATATTATCAAGTCGCGGCTGGATGATTGTCATTTTGACTGTTTCAAATTCATAGATGATGTCGTATTTATCGACTGCGCCTAATGCGTATAACATCAGTTGAGGATTGAGGTAGGCATCTACCGGCACCCCTTTTCCGTATTTCAAATCAATAATTTCAATCGTTTTATCCGCTAAGATAACAACATCGGATGTCCCGAATCCTTCTGGGACCCAATCGCTGAAATCGACTTTTTGTTCTAACTCGATTGTGGCATTTTCGTATTCATTGAATCGCTCTTCGACTAAATCGCAGTAAGAAGAGACATAATCTTCCATTGATTGATCGTAGTAGGTGTTTGATTCTTTAAACAATTTCAGTCGCGAATTGATGGCACGAGTAGACAACAATTTGAATCGTTTCATCAAGGTCAACTCAGCTAATTCATGAGCGGCCGTCCCTTCTTCGGCGAAGGAGGAGCCCTGGTCTTTTACCTTTTCTTCTAGCCGTGCAATCGGCGGACAGACTAACCACCGATGTGCACTGCTGGCCCCTAACAGAGCATGTTTTCCTACGGGCATATTAATCACCCACCAAATTGTCGATACCTGACAATGCTTCAAGATCGGTGATGAAAGCAGAATAGTCCTCTTCTTTTAATTCCGATAATTTTGAGGCACCGCAACGCCCAAACGCTGTTTTAACGACGTCTTTGCCTTTTGCCTTTATAACAATGGCCATTGCTTTTTGTACATCGACTTTTGTCGCGCCTGGATATTTTCCAACTGTTGCAGAGGATGTTTTTTCGACATCGTTGTCATCAATTTCAGTAGGCTCTACTTGATCCCCAGTTTTCGATGGTTCGGCGTCTGCAGTCGATTCCGTAGAAACCTCCTCCTGCTTTTTTGTAGCTGCTTTTTTTGTTTTGGCCTTTTTCGGTTTTGTTGCCTCTTTTTTCATATCAGTGTCCGCTTGAGAAGTTGCGACTTCTATTGCTTCGACAACTGTCAACTCTTTCAAGATTTTTTGTAGCTCTTCTGTTGTTTCTGCCTCGATATTCAAATTAATTTTTGCCATGGTATAAACCCTCTCTTTTCTTTATTTATAATCTCTGTTTAACTGTTCCACTACATGTGCATACTCTGTATCAAGTAAAATCCCTTTTAAAAAACTGTTCTCTTTTCTTAGTTCTTTTAAATCTCCCCACAAGCTAATGTTTGCAATTAACACGAGAAGAACGAATAACCCGAAAAATATAAAACCTATCATCCTTCTACCACCTCTCCACCTGTCAACAGGGCAACTGCATCAGCTTTTTCTTTATTAGTAAAAGGAATCGTCTCGGAACGTTGGCGGATAAACTGGATGTGTTTTCTGTCAACGTCGAATAACGAAAAATTTAGACCGGAAAAGACCATTTTCCTTATCAGCTACGTAGTAAAGCGGATCTTTCTCGACCTCGTAGCCGTCTTTCATGCGTATGAGAGTCTCATATGGCTTCTCGTTGAGACTTAAAAACCATTTTTCGAAATCGTTTTTTGCCCCCTTTTCATAAACTTGTGTCGAAACATTAAATAAATTTTGTTCTAAATCATCCTTATTCTCCTCAAACCATTCCGCCACAAACTTCGGCACAACTGGCTTCTGTGGTTCATACGATGGGAAACGTTTAATCGTTTCTAAAGCGTCACTATTAGATCCCACACCAGGTATTTTCAGTAGCTCATCAATCAATGCTTGTTTATCAATTAATACTTTTTTATTCATCACTTTTCCTCCCTATATTTGAAAAGCCGACCTCTCGAATCTACAAACTGTGATCGTGCTCTATCATTTAGTCTTTGCGCAGTTATCCCAAAAGCTCTACTTAAGGTATCTGAGTATCCTTCAATCAATAGTTTGTCATTGTGATACACTTCGATAACTTTTCTTTTACGCTTAGTTTTCTTGCGGGGCTTAATTTCACCGTTTGCGATCCTAGACAACGCCTGAACTCTCGCTACTTTCACCGGATCACTCATCCAGCTAGGATCAGGGGTCAGGCTAAGAATTTCTTGGAAAGCCTCGTTCCTGGTCATTCTTTTTCTCCTTTCAGATCTTCGTCAGTAACGTTGAAAATTGCTTTAAAGTTTGCGTGATAATGAAGCGAGGGAACAATATTCGGCTGTTCCATCTTACGGACGAGCGATTTTTTCATCAACATTCGTTCCGCTAGTTCATCAAGCGTCATTTTGTTTCTGATGCGGATTTTCTTATATGGTGACATGTGGTATAATCCTCCTTGTTCGTA